CTGGTTAAATCGTTGCCAGCTTGATAGCCAACAGCCGTATTATAATTCCCAGTAAGAACTCCTGTGCCAAGTGCAATATAACCAAGAGCAGTATTTCCAGTGGCAGTAGTTGCGTTAGCACCTGCTTGAGCGCCACCAAAGAAGTTGTTTGTGCCACTGGTTAAATCGTTGCCAGACTGATAGCCTATAGCCGTATTGTAATTACCTGTTGTTATGCCCAAGCCAACAGCTTTGCTACCAATAGCGACTGTGCCACTGGCAGTTGTTGCGTTAAGAGCGGCCTGATACCCAATAGCTGTGTTATTGTCACCCGTAGTCAAATCTTGTAGGGCATCGACACCCATAGCCGTATTAAGAGTACCACCAGCCTCAATGTTTTCGAAGGTGCCGCTACCAAAACCTACGCTTGAGGTGCTGGTAGGGTGCGTTGCTTGGATGTTTACGGTGNNTTAGCGGTCGTGAACGTGCCCGCAGCTGCACTTGCGCCGCCAATAACGGCACCGTCTACGGTCCCCCCGTTGATGTCAGCGGTCGTCAACACAGAAGACGCAATGGTGAACACGCCACTAGAGTCGGCGATAGAAGCCGAGGCGGTGCCATCTTTAGCCTTGATATTGGTAACTTCAAGGTTCGTGGTGTCTACCGTAGTGGCGTTAACGATCTCAGTCTGGCAAGCTTCCACATTAGTGCCGTCGCAGAAAAGAAATTGCGTCGCCCCATTAGCAACGGCAACACCTGTACCGCTAGATGTCTTCAGCGTTACGACCTGCCCGGAAATGTTCTTCAGTATGTATAATTTGCTAGCGGCTGGGCAGATGATAGTAGCGGCCCCCGCTGGCTGCCCTGCGTTATCATCGGCAACAAGCATGGCACACCGAGATTCGTCAGTTGTGCCGTTCGCGGTGGTCAGTGTGTGGGAGTTGGTGCTCCAAGAATTTATGACGGCGAGACCGGTAACAGCCTGCTCCACCATAGAAGTAATGTTGTTGTTTACAACGTCACCCCATGTACCGCTAAGCTCTCCGTCCACAGGCAGGGCCAGTCGTAGTACGCTTGTATATTGTGTAGCCATGGTGCGCCCCTAAGCTATCCGAACTATTGCAGTGCTAGCGTCTGCAGTCGGGAATTGAACGGTAAAACTATCCGCAACGGTGGATTTATCACTGCCGAAGTCGAGGACCGCCACAGCGGGGTTACTGCCGCCAGATTGATATATCAGCGCCCCCCTAGCCGTAATAGTCGCAGAGGACCACGTGGTGTCACTAAAATCTAGGAAGGCGGTGGTCTCGGAAGTCGCGGGGGCTACCACAGTAAGGGTGTTCCCCCCGGCTGTATACCCCGTGCCCACGACCTCGTCAGATGAAGTGTACGCCGTGGTGTCCGCGTTCAACGTAGCAGCCGACGTAAATAGCGCGATCTTGAACGTTTGTGACGTGTTGGAACTAAAATCCATCTCGCCATCGAGAAGGGCTTTTTTGAACGACGTACACATAGTTTGAGTGATTGCCACTGCCTGCCCCTACGTAACCGGTTGTCGGTATTGCCCAGAACGGTAAGCATCCTCTCGAAGCCGCCCATCGCCTAACTGTTTGAGCAACGCCATTGATTGGGCGTATAGTTTCCCATACAAGTCTATCATATCTGCTTCACCTTTAATAAAGCGAATAGCCTGCATGAGCGCGCCATTTAAGAGCGCGGAATCAAACTCGTCCCCGAGGTAAGTAGTGCCTGCAGTAACAATTGTTGTTGGGTAGTGGCCGTAATTTAAATCAGTAACGTAGTTAGCGTCCGGTGTAGGGCCTAACATAAAACTACCATCGGAGAAGTACGCGTAGTGGACCGGCAACCCGCCAGGAGAAGCTGCGGGGTAGGCTTCGCGGATGAAATTGACATCCTTATTGAGCAGGAAGTGGTATTGACCACTACCGTCCACAACGGCCAAGGAGTACGTCCACAGGAAGTCGCTAGGCGTACTAAAATAGCTGTTGCCAGACGTCACAGCCCCCGCTGCACTTTTGCGGAGCGCCGGAATCTGCACAGCGTTATATATTAACTGCTCCGCCTGCTCAGTGAACATAGCGAGCTGGTCAGCCGTAAAGGTCGTCTCACAGATGTCTTCTATGTTGGCTTTTAACTCTGTGTAATTCATTGTTACGCCATAGGCCCACGGGCCATAGTACCTTTAACAGCCGCGCCAACGCCCCGAATCTTAACTCCAGACGTCTTAACGTCCTTCATGCTAGGTTTAGGTCCGTATACTTTAGGTACACTCATGACCTTAGCGGGGGTATTGTTGTCTTTTTTCATAACTAGCTCCTATCCTGTGGTAACCGTAACGGAACCAATAGAGGTTATACCTACAAGACTATTAGGGGTTAATCCATAGAGGTCTTGCAGGCCAACAGGGTCCCACCCGAATTGAATGTCTCTACTAGCCACTAACTCTGCGGAGTCGGGGCGAGGATTCTGCAAGGCCTGTGGGTCGTCCACAGGGTATTCGCCTACATGAAGCTGGGGCTGGTCGGGGTTCCAGCACTCGGAACAGGCTTTGATATTAGTGTCCTTCCCCTTGCGTACGAGGCTTTTTAAGCTCCGTAATTTGTACTGGAACCCGCATACGTCGCAGATTCCTAGCGCTTTCTGTGCTGAAGCGAATCGGTTAGACACTACTACACCCTCGCCATCCGAGGCACAAAACGGATAGAGGCTTTTTCCCTATCCTCCCCCGCTGCCAACTGGAACTGCTCCTCGTATACCGCTTTGAGCATGTCGACACGAGGCATAAGTTCGGGGACTTTAAGCGCTATATAGTAGGCTAGACCGGCAACAAGGCACGGAAAAAACCGAAAATTCATATCTGCCGTCTGGATACCACTGCCAGCGTCCTCAACACGGCGCATACGCCAGTAGACAAATGTATAGTCGTTGCTGTCCGGCACGGGCCAAATATTGATGCGTGGTGCGTCTCGGAGCCGCTCTACCCATACCTGAACCGGGCGTCCCGTAGTCAGTTTATTCGGTATAGAGGCGAACGTGCTAACACTTATCCGGCTGATTGTAAGGTCAGACTGGGTGGACACATTACCCGCACCCGTACGAACAACCTGCTCTAGAAGGTCAATGGTGTCCGCAGGGAGCGTATACTGGCCCGTTCCGTTCGTGAGGCTGACAGAACCACTGTCAATGGTCCACATATTGATGCCGCGGTTTTGCCATTCGATAGTAAGCAGGTTCATAGATCGCCGTGCCGTGCGAAGGTCGTAGCCAGAACGCATTTCCCGCCCAGCACGTTCCCACGCCTCTTCAGCGATCTCCGTAAAGTCCATGTTGAAAGCGGTTGTACCCGATGTGGCCATAATTACTTACCTTTTGAGAAGGCTACAGATTGTTTGACAAGAGCATCCTTAGTCTCCCTACGATCTAACTCTAAACCATGCTTCCGCATTTCTTTTTCCAGCTCTGCTTTAGTCATAGCTTTAAGCTCTTCCCTAGATGGCACTGTCACGACCTTTTTAGGAGCTTCTTTTTTAGGGGCTTCTTTCTTCTTAACTACAGGTGGTGAATACCCCGCGATTGCTTTATTTAAGGCGGCACAACGGTATTCCGCTTCTTCTTTATCCATAAGATCGAATACTTCAGTAACATAAGTACCATCTGCTTGCTTAGACCCTATTTGGAATATAGGTTCTCTTGTACTGGAAAATACACCATTTTGAAAAACTTCAAGTTTACTCATAGATCACCTCATTTTAGCGGGACGAAACCCTTTCCTAGCAATCCCAACACCGCGAACCTTACCACCTTTCTTTGCGCCTTTCTTCTTCATGGCTCCACCTTTAGCCATTCCTTTTTTCTTCATCATGCCACCCTTGTTCATCTTACCTTTGCCATCCATAGCAAAAGAAGGAACCATCTGGCCTGTCTTAGGGTTTTTTTTCATTGGCATTGCGGCTCCGCCCATGGCGTAACCTTTTTTCTTCATCATAGCTCCACCCTTAGCCATGGTTTTCTTTTTCATCATGGCCCCACCTTTAGCCATTGTTTTTTTCTTCATTTTCATTCTTCTGTCTCCCGATAAAGATTGTTAAAAACTCTTTGTGTATCCCAAACGTAGT